TAGTAGCAAAGATACTGCTTCGGATCTACCTGCATCTGAACTTGCTGAAGTGGCTTTAATTTGGGATCCATTTGAAAGCCGTAAATTAAGCTTATTATTTTCAGCTGCATCTACTTTTAGCCATGAAGGTAAATTTTCATACATGAATTTTACCTTTGTAACCATGTTTTTAGCAGTTTCCTGCTTTGTAGCGATACAGAGTATATTTTTGTCTTTATGGAAAGTCATTAACCATAGTGAATAACCAGCTGATAGGGTAGATATACCTAACTGTCTAGACTTTAAGATAATCGAATAGGGATTATCTCTCATTAACGTTAATACTTTCTCTTGGAATGGGTATAAATTAAATTGTATGCGACCACGTTGTGGGTGTTGTATATAGCAGTATTTACGCATAAAATGTACAGGATCTTTAGCACATCTTAGGTATTCTTGCCGTATTACTTTTTTTAAATCAGACATTTAGTTTATTACTACAGCGGCTCCAACTGCTAAAAGTAACCCAGCTCCACCCATAAGCTTTGTTTTAAGTTTTTGCTTTTTTAAGTCTTGTTGTAACCTTTTTGTTAATTCTTGTTGGGCCTCAAATTGTTCATTTTTAGTACCAAGTATACTTTCATAATTAAGTACTTGTGTTTTTAAATTTGAAACTAATTCACCTTGAGAATTTAATTTATTATTAGTTTCAGTAAGTATAATTTGCATAGTTTGAACTTCTTCAGACAAACCATCAAATTGAATTAAATCTTTAATAACTAATTTAGCAATAGGTTTAGTTAATTGAATCTGATTGTTGGTATCTACTTGCGAAAAACTGTTCCAACTCATCATCACCAAAGTTATCAACAGCATCCAATTGCTTTTGAGTGTTCTTTTTAATAACATATATTCTAGAGTTTAATTGTTTAATTTTTTTATCTGATTTTATTAGCTGGGATTCTAATGAATCAGCTTGGTCTTCAAGTAAATCATTTTTAGTATGTAATGAATCTACTTTTGCTTCTAGCGCTTCGATTTGTGCATTATACCCAGTAACATAATCTTCATCCTTTGTAAAGAATGTAAAATATAATAGAGCTAGAACTATTATTACTAATATAACATTAAATAAATTAGACTTTGACATTTCTTACTTCATCATATGCCTTTTTAGCCGCTTGGTATTCAGGGGTTAATTTTTTAAGCATGTTTTTAGCTGTTTCCTTATTTTCAGGAGATTCAGATGTTTTAAAAAGTTCAAGATGTGTTTTCATCTGTTTTTCAATACGTTGAAAATCCTTAATAATTTTATCTTGTTTAGAAACTTTTTTTTCTACTTCAGTATCACCTGCGGGTGCATCTTCTTCTTCACTTAACCCAGCTTCTTTTTTAGCTTTAGCTAAATCATCTATAGCTGCCTTAAGTTCTTTAGTTTTTTCAATTTCTTCTTCTGTAGATTCTTCTAGTTGTTTTAAAGCATCTAGAGCATTTTCTAAATCACGGATAGCTTCATCTTGTCCTACATTTCTGTATTTCATAAATCTAGCTACGGCTTGTTTAGCCATTCTTATTTCTTCAGTTGAGGGACTTTCATTTAAAGTACCTAAGATTTCTTCTTTAATAAATGCGGTTAAGGCAGATTTTTTCATTTTATTATAGATTTTATTATAAATATGTTAAAGACCTACAAACTTTAATATTTGTTCTATACGTTCTTCTGTAGTACCCTTAATTACTTCAATATTATCCATTCTATGGCTATACCTCTTAATAAGTGTAGTAATACTAAAATCAATTATATCTCTATAATATTCATCTGTTTCACGAACTCCATTATCTTCAATAGGAATACCTTCAGGAGAAATATAAAATATATAATCATATTCTCTCAAAAACTCAATAGCATATTGTTCAAATGCTTCTTTATCTTTATAATCAATAGATTTAGCATTCATAGTGAACGCCATAACATCAATAATAGTTCTATCTGTGATGATGTCTTTATGCATTAGTTCAGCACAACGTTCTGCTAAAAATACAGTTTGACCTTTTAAAGTTGAGTCTGTATTTAATGGGATACCCAGATCACTTAAATATTTACTACGTTCAGTAGCAAAATTATAGTTTTTAAATTGATCTAATTCTTTTAAGGCATTAACTAATGTAGTTTTACCTACACTCATTGTACCACATAAACCTATTTTCATATTATTTTTTTAATAACCAACTACTACTTTGGATTTTATCTCCTAATCCATCTACCAATGTAATACCTAATTCATTACAAACCAAGCTTTCTGGTATGGTTTTATTTGTTTGATCTCCACCATTTGCAAATATTAAATCAAACACATCTCCAAATTTATGGTGAATCATTTTTAATGATTCAACTTGGGTTTTATCTTTATCAACTGAAATGCAAGCATACCCTACAGATTTAAGAGATTGAATTATTTGTAAACGTTCACTTTCATCTTGAAATTCTTTAGAACCTTTTAATTTTCTTTGATGGTCAGAATTAACTAATACAATAAGAAAATCTCCTATTTCATTTGCCTTTTTAAACAATTCCAAATGTCCCTTATGTACAGGATTGAAATAACCGCTTACTATAACTGCTTTTCTTTTCATTTAGTTTCTATAATCTGATAGTTTAGATTTCATGGATTGGTTTTTATAAAATGGGACACCTTCTCTTTGTCTCCTAGCTTCACTCCATTCCTCTTTGCTTTGTAAAATACCATATAGATAATATTCAGCTTGACGTTTGTTTCCTTCGGGTATTAATGCAGGTCCATCCCAATTATGCAATTTACCATCCCAGGTATATGCTATTGTACCATCTGCTTTTGATAATTTTCTTGATTTAGGAAACGGGTTTGGTTTTTTTTCTGCCATGTTTTTAATTTTATTTACGTAAATATACGAAATTATTTTAGTTTTTCCAAAATTTTCTCGGCAACAAGTGTACCTTGAGAACCTGATACTGTAATACCTCTAGCACTTAAAGCATCACCTACAAAGTGAACATTTGGAAATTTAGTTAAAGACAAATCATCGTAATTAACTAAGGGTTCAGGTGAAAGGTATTTTACTTCAGGAACATAAATACCCCAATCATCCTTAAGTGTTGGGAATACCTTTTTCATATCCTCAATAAAATCATAAACATAACCAAAATAAGGTTGCATTGCCTTACTTATGTGGTGTAAAGTATCTACTTTAACTGCTGATACATTTACACCCTCAGATGTTGTAGATGGCTCTCTAGTTGGGCTATAATATAGACCAGTACCATTTTCCTGTAGTTTATTTACTACTTCTCTAGACCAATCAAATGGTTTATCTATACCTCTAACTTCCATTAGAATACCAAAGTTAGTCATATCATTTCTAAATGACTCATCTTTTTTAGCATGACCGTTGTAGCTATGATCTCCATATGTTTCTTCTACAGCAACATAAGCAGCATTATTATTGGTACAAAATGATCTTAGTGATACTCCTTTATCTTCATATTTTCTGTATAATTTGAAATCGTAAGAAACATCAATTAATTTTTGGAAGTGTTTTTGTGGTGCTTCAAATCTAACACCTATTTGTACTGGTTTAGGTTCAGTTGGTAAATCATATTTTTCAGCTAATTTTTTACCAAAATCAATACCTGATTTGCCTACACCAAAAATAAGTTCATCATATTTATTTCCAAATTCTCCACACATGACCATTTGATTGTCAAAATCGATATCTGTTACTTTAGTTTCCCATAAAAATTCTACACCACCATCAACTAAGAAATCATACCAATTTTTACCTATTTCATGTAAATAATCAGTACCAACGTGCCAAACAGGGAATAAACGTAAACCGAAATAGGGTTTAATAAAATCTGGTTCTGCAATTGGGTTTGAACATTGTACTTCTTCTGGTTTAGGGTGGAAACGTTTAAAGTTTTCAATCACTTGATCCATCAACTCCATTGCTTTTTCATCACCAGTATATTTAGAAAGATGACCACCAATAGCTGTGTGATAAGTTAGTTTACCATCACTCCAACCACCTGCTCCTAGGAAACCTGTCATTACCTCTTCGTATGGTCTTCTATATGGGTCTTTACCCATATCAATAATAGTAATTTTACCTTTAAATCCGTTGTCAATTAGCTTAGTAGCAGCATTTACATTTGCTACACCTGCTCCAATCATTACTACGTTTTTACTCATATTGTCATTTATTTTTAACACATTAATATACGAAAAAAAAATGTGGTCCCCAAACGGAGGCCACAGATCTCTTTAATTATTTCTAATCGGATAGGCTATGAATCTATCCTATATGTTTTTTATTTTAACTTTATTATAAGTAATCCATTTCTATTTGTTCTGCCCAGTGGTCAGAATTAAAAGTTTGTTCTCCTTCTCCCGCTTCATCTGCGTGAAAGTTTTTTATACCATCAAATGCCTCCTCAAATGTATCATCATCTAACTCATCACCTATTACTGCTTTTACAGCGGCTTTAAATTTAGGAGGAACTTCTTCTAAAGAGTTTCTATCTCCATCCCAATTCCACATCACTGCTTCTTTTAATAGCTTACCTTCAACTAAATATTTTTTTAAATCAAAGTTATCCATTTTTTATAAATTATATTTTATTACTGCGATTTTATTTCCAGCGATATTAATTATTTCTGGGTCTGTGTCATCATCACCAAAACCACCACCTTTAAAATCCATAGGTACTTCATCAGCTAGTTTAAATGAAAATCCAGCAAATTCGTCTACATCAGTAGCTGAAGCATCATCATTGTTGTCAATGTCCCAATTTGCTAATTGAGTACCTAGTTGTTGTTCTACTTCAGTTTGGTTACGTTGTAATACCATAAGAAGTTGATTGGACTTACTATCTTCAAATAGCCTACCTTCAGCTAAATATTTTTTTAAATCAAAATTACCCATTTATTTTTATTTTTAAATCAGTTGTACCTTTTATTACTCTATGAACTTGGTGTCGTGGTATAAATATACGATCTCCTTCTTTAAGTACCAAAGGTAATTCGTTGTCTCGTTGAAATTGCCAACCTTTACCTTCTAGTATCTCAATTGTTCTATCTTCTAGATCAGTATGCCATATAAGATCCATTGGATCTACATCCTTAGAGAATGTTCTTACGTTACCTTTATTTTGATAAGGATTCATTTATTTCAATTATAACTTTATTACATTTAGAGCATATATGGTATGAGCCATTTTGTTTAGAAGAAATATATCTCATTTCTACTTTACACTTCTTACAATACATTTTACCAGAATGTATTCTTATTATTACCTAAACCTAATGCTTTAGCATATCGAGGTAATCTACAAGACCAATATCCTGGTTTTGTTCTATCGTTTTTGGTACTACATCTGTGTCGTTTAGCAAATGCATTACGTGCTTTAGGATTGTTAATTTTAGCTCTTAAACCACCTGACCCAAATGATACCTTTTTAATTTTTTTGGTTTTAGGGTCTCTCACATAAACATAATATGCTTTAGAACCACCACGTTTTGGTTTTCCAATTGGTGGGTCTTTTTTCTTTTTCTTAGCTTTTTTCTTTTCGTCTAATTGGCTTCTTAAAAGTGATTTCCAATTAGCCATTATTTGAGCTACTCCTTTTATAAATTCAGGATTTTTCAAATCACCCTTAAATTTACCAAATAATGCTCTTAAATCTTCTTTAAATTGAGCTACTGGTAATGTAGGTTCAAATTTTTCGGAATCTGGATCTTCTGGGTTTCTTAGAAAACCACTATAAGCTTCACTCATAGGTAAATCTAATGGTACACTTTCACCTTCAAATATACCCCACTCTCCTAAATGTGTTTTAACTAATTCAGTATCAAATTCGTTTAGGTCAATTACATTACGTGAATATAATTTACGTGCTTCTTTAATTAAAGATAAGTGTTTGACTGAACCATATCTATAAACAGTTTCATGCAATGGAATTGCATTACTGATATGGTGGTTTAGACCTTCAGATAATAAAGACTTAACTTTACTTTCAGTTAGTAAAGGTCCTGTTATTTTTGTTTCGCATGTTCCGCAGCCGCACTTACACATAATTATATTTTTTTAATTTTTTGCACTTCTAAAGTACCTTGAGTATTACCATTATTTCGGGCATTAATTGCCACGGCATATGGTTGACCACCTTTTTCAATTTTAAAATTGATTTTTAAACCACCAAAGGATGAAGTATCATCAATTTGTATAGGTTCATAATCCCCATCTACATTAAATAAAATAACATTTTGACCTCTTGAAAATTTATCTACTTTTCCGGGTGCACCGGATTTTTGTCCCGTTATTTTAAAGAATGTTGGATTAACTCCAGTTAATGAAAGAGCAAAACCTACTAAAGCTACTATGGCTTCATCAACTTCATCAGCATTAAATTGTTTAAATAAAAATTCAATTGATTTTAGGGCAGCGTATTTACCTCTTAAAAAACGAGTTTCATCTTTTAAATCACTATCTTCAATATTATATTCAATGTTTGAGTTACCCCCTACTAATTTAGAAATACTATCTCTTAATCGTTTGATACCATTAATATATCCTTGATTATTGAAAGCAATTTCATCTTTAGTTAAATTGTAATCAGATTTGGCAGAAGCATATTTGTTTAATAAAGCTTTAGCTTTACCACCCTGGGCATCTGCTTGTTTTAATGATACAGCTGTAAGGGGTTTATCATCTGCACCCCACTCATCATTAAATAAATCGTTAATTAGTTCAATATTATCGTCTTCAGTTAAATTAACGGGGCCTAATTGAACATATAAATCTCCGGGGCACCATTTATCTGCAGGTAATCCTGTTAAAGATTGTGCTTTACTTCTAATAGTATCAAATAAACCAGTACGAATTAATTTTTGACCTGGGTAAACTTCTTTAATAGCTAGTGCTGATGATAAGGGTTGGTTGATAAATGCAATATTACCTGTTTTATTATCATCTGCTGTGGCAGATAAGTAGGCTACTACTTTTTGTGAGGCATCACTAGTTTCACCAGGAATGCCTTTTCCAGCTATTTCAATTAAGCTATTAACTCTACTTTCGTAGTTTTCTTTATTAAATGGGCTATCTATATTAGTAACATAAAATAAAGATACTAATGCTTCTTTAACATCAGTATCACTTGATGTGTCGTTTGAAGCTCCTTTAACTACTAACTTATAATCTTTACCATCAATCTTAACTATAGCACTACCTAAGGAAGAACCGGTTGCTATCTTTCTATAATCAGATAATGATTCTTCTTGATCTACTAAAGATTTGATTTCGTCATAAACATCACTACGCATCGAGTCAGATTTACCTCCTCTATTAGGAATATCTGAAAATATTAATTTAATGGTATCCCTACCGGATGCTTCTAAATCCCCATAATCCTTAATATTTGATTTGATAAGTGAAATTAAATCCTGGTTTTCTAAGATAATGTCTTTAGTAACTACTTCACTAATAAGCGACTCTAACAACAAAACATCCTGAGCATTATTCATGTCAGGATATCCTTTATCAAATTTATAGGAAAATTTCTTAAAAAACTTATCGAATACGTTCATTATGCTTCATCTGTTTCTTCTGTTTCAGTATCTATATCTTCTGCATCTTCAACATCTGCGCCTCCAGCAACACCTGAAGCTTTAGCTCCATATTGTAATATACGACCTATAGATTGAGCAGCACGCTCTTCTTCGTCTAAGTTTAACAAATAGTATTTTTTACCTTCAACTTTAGCTACCCAACTTCTATTATTATATTCTAACATAAAGTTTTCACCATTTAGTAGATTAATTCTAAATATAGTTGGTCGTGGTGAAACCCAGTCAATTGATTCTAAAAATTTATCAAAGTCTGAAGTAAGTAAATCAATTATAATTAATTTAAGTTCTGGGAACTTAGTTAATTCATCATAAGGTAAGACAGCATCTTCTGCTTTTGCTTTAGATTTATATACCTGCTGAATTAGGGGTTTGAGTTTGTCTTTTAGTTCTGAAGCTGTCATTATTTTGTAGATTTTTTACCTAATACTTCTTTAACATGTTTTTGGATAAGGTGTTTTAGGGGCAATTCAAATTTAGTATCAGCATCTATTTCGATTTTTTCTTCATCTATAGTACCTGAAGTTTTACCTCTTCTAGCATAAAAAGATTGTTGTGCATCTGCTTCTCTACTTAAACCACCCATTACATGATCAACTATATCTTTTAATCCTTTAACTGAAATAGGAGTTGGTGAATAATTACCATCTACCATATAAGCATCCATTCCTGCTTTAGCTAATCTACTTGTTTCTTTCATTCCAGCTTTTTCAGCTTCTTTTTGATCAATTCGATAACCACCCATTTGTCTAATTTGGAATTGGTCCTTATCTTTATCGTAATCAAATATTACATATTGGTCTTTTCCAGATGGTTCTCTTTTAACAATGTAGCTATCGTCACTATGAAAATGATCATCTACTACATACTTAGTGTTAAAATAATCAAATAAAGTACCACCATCCATTGCTTCTTCTAAGTAATCTTTTTCAGCAGCTCTACGTTGCATGTAATCTGTATTAGCACCTAAATAGTCTTGATAATCAGTCCCATCATCAAATTTAAGATTAGCCATTAAATCTACATAATCTACTATTTTACCACTATCAACAAACTCTACTTTCCACTCAGTTTCAGGACCATGCATATGAACTACTACAGCTTTACCAACATAAGTACCAGGTTTCATTTCATCAGGATCCATTTTAAGTTCCATTTCTTTAACTCCACCTGCAACATCTTTTATTTTATCAACATGACCTTTTAAATACCCAACCTTATCAGCATCAATACCTAAATCTCTAGATAAGTTAATAAGTGTAGATTTTAATTTTTCTGCTGCTTTAACATGTCTATCATCTGCTTTTTTAGAATCAAGAACATCTTTTTCTAATTTAAATAATTGATCATGTCTGTAAGTCCATTCACCTAATTCTTCAGCTGTTTTTCCACTAGCTAAAAGTTCATCTCTTAAAGCTTCTGCACCTGGGCAGATATCAAAATGTTTAGGTTCAGTATGGGTTTTATAATTCACTTCATTTAACATAGCATCAATTTGGTCTACTTTTTCCTCACCATCTAAATAATGTTTAGCAGATACCATGTAATCTCTAGCTTTGATTACTTTACCTTGCCACCAGTGTGGAAAATCTACTTCTCCACCTTGATCGTATTTGTCCATCATTTTATATAGTTCAGCTGCATATTTAGCTATTCTATATAAATCTTTTTTAAGCATTCCAGGTTCATCATCTACATGGCCTACATCTACATCTTCTGTCCATACTTTAGGGATTTCTAACCCTAATTCTTTAGCAGCTTTTAATATAAGGTTTCTTACTTTATTAGTATGACTTAACTTTATTGCTTGTTGAAAATAAGTAATAGCTTCTTCATTACCTTCTTTCAAACCATATTTTTCTTTATGCTTTTCAAGATTAGCCACGGCTTGATCAACTCTTTTTTGTCGTTTTTCTTTTGAATCAGCACCAAAGTATACATCCCTACCATCAGGTTTTTCTTCTTCATCTAGATCATCCCGACCATCTAACATAGCTTCTAGTTTTTTAATAGCCATTTCAATAGCTTCATCTTCAGACATTTCACCTGTATGAGCTAGATTGCGGATAACTTGTTCTAGATCTTCCATTGATGCAGCTAAGAATCTATTTTCATCTATTTCTTCTTCATCAATATCTTGTTGGATTGTAACAGGGTGCATTTTACCACTTCCTTCAGGAAATTCAAATTCTTTTTTACCTGCATCTTTAGCTGCGTCTGCTGCTAATACAAATGGAGATGCCTCTTTAACTGTGAGAGCATCTTTTACTAATTCCCTTACTTTGTCTAAGTTCATATTTTCTACTTTTTTCTTAGCTTGTTTAGTGGCAATACCATACATAACTTTTTCTGCGTCTTTACCATATTTTTTAACTAGAGCACGCTTATTTTTCAATAGCCCTTTAACTGATCCAACACGTGCATCTAGTTCGTTTTCTGATAATTTACGCTCGTTAATCATATTATCTTTCTACAACGTGAGTTCTAGTAAAGAATGTGATTGAGTTACCGATTTGATCAGCTAATTTATCATCACCGATAGCTACAGCATTGTCATAAGCTAATTTTAGGCTATCTTGAATTTCTTGTTCGTCTTTAGAAAGACCAACTTCAGGTGTAGCACCCATTTCAGGTTCCATTGATGGTTCAGCATCAGCTTCAATTTCACCTTCAATGTCTACTTCAACATCTTCTTCCTCTTCTTCAGTTACTGGTTCTTCTGACAAAGAATTAAGGATAAATTCTTTAATTTGTGCTTTTAATGCAGATACAGTTGTTTTAGATGAAGGAGCTTCTTCGCTTACTTCTTGGGATTCGGTGAGTAATTTATCCTTTACTTCTTCTTGTAGCAAAGGATTGTTTTTAATGTACTCAGTATAGTTAAATTCAGCCATTGAAATATATTTTTATTTATAAATATTAAGAGTCTATTGATTATTGCGTCTTCCTCCAGTTGATCCACGTCCTACATTTGTACGTGTTTGGGTATTAGGAGTTGTCCTAGTTCTTGGGGTAGAGGTATTCCTTGGGGTGTATTGATTATTTGACCCTCTAGGAGTATTTACTCTAATTCTTTTAATTGGTTCCCTAAGTTTAGGTCTTGTTCTTGGAGGTGGGCTTTTCGGTCTTGTTTTAGGTTTAACCTTTGGTCTAACATAATTCCTAGGAACATAATAGTTATTATTCCAATAATAATTAGTGTTCCACCTCCCATAGTATTGGTAGTGGAAATAAGGATCGTTGTATCTCCAGTTGTTCCAGTACCAGCTATTATTGTAGTTAAATCTTGTATAAGTATCATACTTTTGTTTTTCAAATTCACGTATTGAAACCGATACTGTATCCCCAGTTTCAGTTATAGCTAATAAACTTTTTATCTTAGGACGATACGAACTAGTTGTGTAAGAACCACATCTAATTAAAATAAAAGATAGAATTAAAGTTAAAATTATTTTGTTTTTCCCCATGATTTACCTTTACCTTTATCTTTACATTTTCCTGGAGTAGGTCGGCACGATGGGTATTTAGCACGTTTTTCACCTTTGGATCTACCACAAGGTTTGTACTTCATTTTACCCGTTTTAGGGTCTTTTCTACCTGTATTACAATCAACCCAACCACCTGTTTTACCAGATGCTCCTTTTCTACTAAACCATTTATGTAATGATTCTTTTTCTTTTTCGCTTAATGTTTCAACGTGTTCTTTAACACCTTTCCAAATATCACCTTTACGACATCTTACTACCGCACCTGATTTATAGGCAGAGGGTTTATCAAACTTACGATCAGCTATTTTTAAACAGCGATCGCGTTTTGTTTTTTTTTCAAGTAAAATATCTACTAACTTAATCATCTTAACTTACATCCATTTCAAATACTGTAACTTCAATACCTAACCCTTTCATAAAGTCTACTACTTTATCTATATGACGATCATTTGAGATATCAATTTGGGTTGCATCCTGGAGTAATTTTTTAATATTATCAAAATCTTCACCTCTTTGTTTTTCACCATTTACACTAATAGAGTAAAGTTTACCATTAGAAACATAAGATATACCTATTTTTTCTATTTTATCATTCCATCCTTCAGTAATACTTTTATCTTCGTTTAATCTATAAGAAGGTGGGGTACAATCCATAAATTCACATATACCAACTACAAACTTATCCATTTCATCATCTGTAAGTTTTGGGTAAATGCTTTTTCTAAGAAATTCTATGGTTTTTGTTACAGCTTCGTCGCCACTTATATTTTTTGCTTCGCGGATTTTTCGGATATTCCACTCGTGTACATCAAAGTTATCTCTCATGACTTATTTTTTGGTTGTCTCGTATAAATATGCACTTAATAATGTTCCTATAGCTATCGCCTTAGTTCGCGCTTCATTAAGTTGTTCATCACTTAAATTTTTAACACGGTTGCAATATTCAATACCTAATGTACCTATATATTCGTCATTTATAGAATTTAAAGCAAATAAATAGGTTGATTTAGCCCCCGTTCCCTCAGCAAATGTACCTAGACCAAATGTATCATTTTTTGAGTAATTAGGGATTAGTATTTCCCCACTTTCATATATGTGACTAAAGGGTTTTGTAAATAAAGAAACAGGTATGTTTTTAAAAGTATCACTTATTGATTTAACACCCTGTTTTGTTATCTCATGAAATATAGAGAATTTTTGAATTGATTTACCTGTAGGGTAAAAATTACCACCATTATGAAATTGAGAGATCCATAATCGGCATGCCCCTAATTCATCCTTGAGTTGCTCAAGTTGTTCATCTACAAGCATATTTGCTTTAATAGAAGAGACCACAGGATCTATTTTTTCTTTTTTACTATTAAGATAGTGTCTATATCGGGTCACTATGATAGGACCGATTACGGCTGATATTACAGCTACTAGTATCGCTAATTCCAATTCGAACAAAATTTATTTTTTTAAACTTTCTAAATATGTTATAACTTCATCAACACTTTCAGCAACCCTTTCTTTATTAATTTTACCTCTCCACTTTTCTACATCACCCGCTTCAGTAACAAACCCTTCGTTTGATTCATTTAGCTTTTCATCTACCCAAAGCTTATAGTCTTTTATTTTATTATCAATTTCATCATTGTGTATTTTACGTTCATATTCTTCCCATTTGCCATTTTTCTTTAGCTCATGTTCCATGTCAACTACACAATCGAAACATATTTTATGGATATTATAAAATTGTTTATCCATACGTTTTTTCATTACTCTATTACATTTAGGGCAGAGTAAAGGCATAACGTGAGCCTTTTTTGCTTTATCTAACTTAGTAATATTTTGCTTGATACCTTTTTTAATAGTCCAAGTTCGGCCATCGGCTTCCCAAATATCACCTTCTTGATGAAACTCTTCTTTTTTTGAGAAACCAACACTAGAGCGTGTTTTTTCACCGTATTTTCCTTTAACAAGATTTCGAATACGTTCTACATCTTGTTTTTTAAAATCTTTTTTTAAAACATTTTCTTTCACAAACCTAATTTTTTTAATTCTGATATTACTTGAGAAGCTGATGTATATAATATACCAGTTCCCCCGGCAGCATTCCAATAATCTATTGTAGATGCCTTATCGTCTATAAGTATGTCCTTTTCTGTTAAGGATGGCTTAACTTTATGCTTTTCTTTAGCAGATTTAAATATTACTGTTGGTTTAGAAGGAAAAATATCTCCTGTATGGTTTCTAACCCAAAGTGCCTTACCTAAACGTGATTGTTTTTTAATTGAAGGTGCGGTTAACATTACATAATCATGTTTAGACACGTAGTTTACCAATTGGCTTGCACCTTCCATGGGGGGTATACCAACCCAAAATTTAATTTTATTATCACCTTCATCTATAAAATCCCAAAAAGCATTTTTACCATATTTAGCTTCAAAATCCCTAGGGCCCATACCAGATAAATCTCTAAAACGTTGTTCAAAATCAGCTACAACCCCATCCATATCAAGATAAATTTTGTAATCTTGCTCATCCTCTCTTAATCTACCTAATTCAGCAGCATAGGCATTCAAGCCAAATGGATCTTTTTTCTTACCTTCTTTTATACTATCTGTCCAACCTCTAAATGTCATTGTGCCTTTTAAATTAGCTTCTTGTTCTAATTTGGTTAAATTATCATCTTCAGTTGTATTTGTGGTAGTAATATTACCTAAACGTCCTTCTAGATTTTGAATATGGTGAATCATTTCATGAGAATATGAACGTACTATATCTTTAGGGTGTCTGCCTTCAGTATACAATACAATGTGTTTTGCATCTGGATCGTAGTATGCTGTTTTACCTAAAAAATTACTTGCATTTTCTGAATCGCCATCTATAAATTCTAAAGTAGGTAAGGGTTCAATATTCATGCCCTTATCTAACATATGTTGGGTTAGTTCAGCTATTTTCTCTTTTATATTTATAGAATTAGTATATGAAGCATTTTCGTTTAGTGAAGGTGTATTATCATGTCCACATTTATGGCAAATATATAAATCATCTCCACCATCTACTATTTTCCACTCCCACCCACAATTATCGCATACAATTTTATCTCCTACTACAGCTTCTGTTATTTCTTCTATATCATCGTAATAACCTTCTAAATCAATTAATACAGTATTATCATCTGCTATTATTTCAAGATTAGGAAAATTTTTCTTTACTATAAGTTTATATAATTTTGCTCTAGTATTTGAATTACCTTCTTCTCCTTCTTTCCCCTTAGTAGGTTCAAATTTAAGGTAATCAGCATCATCTACTTTATCTATATGCTTCTTAGTTATATCAGCTACAGTAGACATAATCTTTAAGGGTTCATTCCCACCAGTTAAAGCAGATGAAGAAAAGCTATCACCCTCTTTACCTTTAGCAGTAAAAGCCATAGAATAAGTTGTAGCAACATCTGTTTCTTCCCTTTCAAAAACAACTTCGTATATAGTACCATTGTCTGTAGTAAACTTGTAATAACTATATGGAGAAGATTTTGATGAAGGTAATTTTGTAAATTTATAAGGTGTTTGAGATAGATCCCCTACTTCATTTATATTTTCACTTATCTCATTGTTTAATACAACAAATATACTTTGTTTTTCTTGAGTAGATAAAAAATCAGGTAAGAATTGATTTAATTTTTCTGGGGAGACTTTGGAAGCATTACGAGCAGCAGTTCCAGATATACCTCCTTTGGTTACAATAGTACGTAATTCTAAATTGGGGTATTTTGTAATAGATTTAGTACGTGAAGCAATATCAGCAAAATCAGCCTCATTTTCTTCTCTAGCCCCAATAACCCATAATACTTCATCATCAGGGTTATTTTTAGCATAATTATATACTTCTTGAATTGGTGGTTTTGATGAAGCTACTACTTTAACTTTAAATGGTAGATAATTTCTATATATACCCCATATTTTAATTGAATCTTCTTGGGTAATACCATCTCGTTCTCCCTTACCTACAAAAATAATAAATTCATCTATTTCAGGGTTTTCATCTAGAGCTTGTTTTATAACTTCAAAATGACCTTTAGTTGGTGGTTTAAAACCACCACCATAAACAGCTACTGTCTTTTTAGATTGCTCTAAAAGGCCTTTTAATAATTCATTAACTAAACTCATTAAGATAAAAATTGTTTAATTTTAGATTGTGCTTCCTCTTTAGATAAACTATCTTTTGAAAAGTCACTTTTTAGTAGTTGACTTATATCTGCCTTCATTTCAGCATATTGTTTATCGCTTCTTGCTTTTTGAGCAGGTGTTTTTTCTTTAGTGCCTGTAGGTTTAAATGGATCAAGATACTTTTTAATAATATCATCTATATTATCCATTTTATTTTCTAATGTGTTAGCTACTAATGCAAAATTATTGCCAAACATATCTTTATATGGCTCATAATTTTTAGTAACGTTCATCCAAGTACGCATTACAATAGCGGGTGCTAAGCTTCTATCTTCACCACCTGATTTATCAAATCTATCTTGGTTTTGAGATAGTGAACGTTCTAGATCAGTATAAACATAAAGCATAAATACTTCATATCCTGCTTCTTTTAACTGGTTATTTAATTCTGTGGTTTGCTTTACAGATGCAGCTGTGCCATCTAATACAAATGATTCTTTACCTGCTATTACATTTTGTAATTCACCTTTAAATTCTTTATTTGCAGCTGCCATTGCTTTGGCTTGCTCGCTTCTTTCTTCAGGTGTAGCGTTTTTTAGATCTAATGTTACGTTTGCTTGTTTTAATTTACCAATAAAAATATTATCTATATTCATGGTTTTTAAACCACCTAGATCTAATCCTTTTAAAACATATCCCTTACCCGCACCAGGTGCACCTGCTAGGATAATAGCTTTAGGTGTATTTACTTGTTCAGTAAGTAGGTCATATAGTTTTATCATAAAGACTATTTATTATAAATATTAACGACTTTATATATTATACAATAATATTATCATTAAAGAAACGACGATAATCTCTTATTTGCTCAACAAGATACTCATCGATGTAACCTTTTTCAAGAAGGGCTTGTAATTTATCATTGAATTCTTTTGTTGGTAAATAGTTGAATGTGTTGAATGTGTTTTGCATAACCTTTATTTTTAATTATTAATACAGGGTAAATATACGCTGAATTTCTATGGTAGCCAAACTTTTATGCGATTACCTTTTAGAATTAAATACTTTATTTGTATCCCC